CCACATATACTCTTGAGTTGTACACGTCTAGCGTCACTTGATCAAAAGTAAGGTCTGGTCTGGTTACATCTATGACCTGTTTGGTAAGTTCAGATCGTGGAGTGGATACACCAAAGTTTTCGAGTATTACTCTAAACCTATACTGTAGTTTTGGCATCAACAAGCCTTGTGATGCTGAACTTTGGTCGTTTGCTAATGGTACTGTAAATTTAGAAAGTGTCGATATTGCCATAGTGCTCCTTTATTTACCTGGGGTTTAATTACCTAGGTTTGCTATCTCCCCTGTGTTTTTGATTCTTAACGGTATGTAAATAAATTCAACCGATTTAATTGGTTCAATCGCAATATCCACATACAATTCATTTCTATCAATCCTTGTTGGTGTGTTGTTTGTATCGTCACACACTACTAAGAAATCAAATAATGCTCTCTGTCCTACTAGTTCTAACAAGAAAGATTCGATCGCTTGTTTGATTTCGTTCCTAGTTAGTTCGTCGTTTGGTTCAAAGATAAACGGTTTTCCGATAGCATCTAACTGTTGTCTTAGATACACTGTTAGTCTTGATACGTTAATCCTGTCAAGTGCTGAAGATCCGCTTGTGCTTGTTAAATTTCCAAAGTTTACTATGCCTGCTCCACTAAAGAAAGTTATTGGGTTAACTTTAGCAGTAAACATAGCGTCTCTGACAGACTCTGTCAAAGCCACTTGGTCAAATTCCCCTTCTGAATTAATATAACCAACCGCCGTAGCATTGTCAACTATACCTCTTCTGGTACCTGCCGGAGCAAACCAAGGAAATCCAATATTATCGTTATTAGCAAACACTCTCAACATCATGTGAGAAGGTGGAACGACAATGCTGTTGCCAGCGTTGTCTGTTGTACGTCCCGATGGATAAAATACTCCTAGGTAATCACTAGAACTTACTAGACCATCTTCGCCGTTGTCAACGGCACCGGCTGAATTATTTGCCCAGTTTGTTATAGCAGTTGACGTTCCGTTTAATCTCATTGGAGTGTCACCTATTACAAAAGCAGTGTTATTCCTGTCGGTGTTTAGATTTATTAGATTTGATATAATTTCCGGATAATTTGGACAAGCAATTACGTTGAATCCTCTTTGGTCTTCTCTGATTGCTTGGTTAGTGTCGATCTCAGATTTTAATTGAGCAACGACTACTTGTCTCTGTGCTTTTCTTCCAAAAGAGCCAGAACCATCAGCGTTGTTGGCTGACTTAGTTACCCATCTGTCTGGATAGTAACCACCAATAGATTCATTGTTGAATCTTGTGTTACCAAGACCAGACGATCCCGAACCTGGATATAAAGTTTGTGTTACAGCATTGTTTCTGTATTCCTTCACATTGTATCCTGATCTTCTTGTGTTGAAAAGCATGATAGATTTTGGATATAATGCTGGATCTGGAGCATCTGGATCTAAGAAGTTGTCACTTAGTAGATTTTTAATGCTAGATGCCGTGCCCGCTCCTGAATTATTGCTGGCGTTTTTCTCAGCAGAAGAATGCCATCTTGCGTCAGCAAAAACAATTCCGTCTTCCGTTGTTTGGTCGGTGTTATCAACCAATAACCAACGTGCCGCTGTTGTTGTAACAGAAGTTCCGTCCGAAGTGTTACTTGATGTCACTGTGGCGCTGGTGTCGTATCTGTAAATTTTTGGATAGTTCTCAAGGTCACTTGTGTCAATCCATAAGTCGTTAGTCACAAGTGCAGTACCGTCTGACTGTGAAGTAGGTGCTGTGGCGCTGAACTGTGGACCATTTGGATCGGTAGCAGAATAGAAGTTTTTGTAACCTAACCATGTTGTGCCATTGTGTACCATGATGTCTGCTTCGAGGTTGGTGTTATACCAAAGTGTGCCATTTGCTGGTTCGTTGGTAGGTTGGTTACTTGAAGCCGTGTAACTTAATCTTCTCCAATTGGAAGCAACAAGTGTGTTTCCAGTGGTTGAGTCTTCTTGTTCACCTGCCGGAGCGTCATACAAATTGTCAATCAAAGTTGATGAGTTCGCTGTGTATGTTCCGTAACTGTGAGCAGTAGCGGCGCTGAAACCAGCGTCGGCCAAAGGCGTACCACTTGCTTCCTGCATTCTAAATTCACCACCAAGTTTGTGTTTGATCTGTATGGCACCAGCGTTTTCGCCAGTTGTTATTACAGATGCTTCTAAGTTTGTGAAACCCGCTGTGGTAAAGGCTGTGACGAAATCTTCCGCATCACCCAATGTTGAACCATCGCCTGAAATCATGGTCACTGTCTTCGCTGTGGAAAGAGCAGATTGTCCCTTGATTGATTCCTGTACCGTGAATGTTTCGCCTGCTGTGAAACTTGGATCTGTGTTGTTAGAAGTTATGATCGTTTCACCACCTTCGTATCTCAAGATTTGGAAATCTCCCAGTGCCGGTGTAGAATCATATTGTCCTTTCACACTCTGTTCAGTAACGTTGAATTGTGTATAAAGAGTACCCGTTCCTATGTTGGCACCACCTCCCACGGCATCCAAGTTATAGATTGCCGAATGGTTTGTAGCATAAAGAGGAGCGTCAACTGTGTTAAATTGTGATGTGGTAGCATTGTATAATTTTGCTACAATATCTGCTCCGCTGTTAGGAACTGTGGTTTTGAACCAAACAGAACCGTTGGGTCTGTCTTCGTCTGCAGTCTTCCACTCTGGTCTGTTAGTGTGAGATGCCTGCAGGAATTTTGGAGCGTTGTACACACCTGCTGTGATACCAAGATTTGTTAGTATCGTGCCTGAGCCGTTCTCTATGTCGATCTTGTTAAGACCGGTAGAGTCTCCAAACCCTAATCCGTTAATGAAAAACTGAAATTTTCCTGTCACTGAATCTACAGCCGCAGTCACACCAGGAATGTTTGCGTTGTTGATTGCTGTGGCAAAGGTTCCTCTGTCTGTGGTCGCTGATGTTATTCCAATGCCATTGATGGTGATAGAGTGTCCAGACGTGATTGTGCCTGAAGTTTCTGTACCTTCGATTGTTGCATGACTAGTGTGCCATGACGGGCTTCCTAGTTGTACCCAACTGTTCGAATCATTTTTGTAGTAAATTTTGTTTGTGACGTTTGTAGTGTTGATAGCGTAGTCGCCTTGGTTTCCGATAGAAGTTTTTGGTGCTCCGGTAGAAACATTTCCAACAAGGTCTGTCACAGAGGTAATCAATTTTGGAACGATAGTTGTGAATGTTTGATTAGTCCTAGACCATTCAAATATACCATAACTTGTACTTGCGAGATCAAACCAATATGTTCCATCGTTTGGAGCCGCGCTAGGCGCCACCGAACTTCCTGATAATTCTGCTAAATCGATATTTGCTCTTAAAACAAATGCTCTGTTGGCGATTCCTAGAAAAGAGTATGCGGCTTGTAGCCCATATTCGTTTAACTCATATCCGTTGATTGAGTTGCCTGAAGCATCTGTGTAAAATTGTGGATCACCAAAAGTTTCTGTAAGTTCTCTTTGTGATGAAATCAAATAAACTGTATTTGCGTTGGCAGTCTGTGTGCCTACAGCGGTGCCAGTTCCTGCGCCGTTTGTTTTGTCTTTTGCTGTTGCTACAATCAGTAATGGAGTTGTACCTGCATCTGCTGGTACGTAGAAACTCTCGTTTATTACTGAAACTTCAACTCCTGGTGATGTTAATGCCATTCTATTCTCCTTGCAAGTATAGTGTACTAGACTTATTTATTGCGTTTATGGTAAATTATGCCAAAACAGACGTTTTTTTGGTACCTATATAGGCGACGTAAATATGTTATATGAAAAGACCTTTATGCAGAACTTGTCAAAGCAGGCCTAGAGCCTATGCCTATAAAAAACAGCATAAAGTCTACTGGAGAAGCCAGTGTGACAGGTGTATACGCAAAGCAAAAAAACTTAAGGTCGGAGGAAAAGTGCGATGGCAACAGTTTGGCTACAATAAAAAAAATAAATGCGAATTGTGTGGTTTTAAATCCTCAATTTCAGCACAAATGGACGTGTATCATGTGGACGGCAATAAAAACAACTGTGACGTTTACAATCTGAAAACAATTTGTGCTAACTGTCAACGGCTAAAAAGCACTCAAGATTTAGGGTGGTCTATTGGTGATCTCGAAGTTGACGAATGACGTCATCAACTTTTTGGTGTAAGTCAGTGACTGTGCCGTTGTTATCAATCACATAATCAAACTTACAACCTATCCAGTCCCATTCGGATTGGTGAGCACCGGATGCCTGCATTTCTTCTCTGCTGGGAATATCACCTCTTTTGATGAGTATGATTTTTCCTTTTTGTTCCTTTATTGTTTTAATTTCGTTTACAAATCTAGTATCACTTATAACGGTGTCCTTGCCTTGATACCTAGCCACTAGACTGTCCACCCATATGCTGTCTAGCATATTGCCTCTACAGACCTCTGTGCCAAAATGTTGAAGTATCCATCTAGGTGTTATTTTTTTCCCAAACTGTTTTGACCAAAAATCATCAGGTTGTTCTCTCCAATCACGTGATTCTTTTGTCTGTCCTTCTAGCAGTTCTCTGTTCCACCCAAAAATGTTAGCAGTCGCATCTTTGAGACTTTTTGCGAAAGAATCTCTATGGAAATTATGTTGTTTGACTAATCTTGCCGCTACGGTGTCTTTACCCGAACCTATTAAACCAACTAAACCTATAAGCATAAAGACTATTTTAACAGTTCTTTATTCTCTTTTCAAGTTCTTTCTTGATTTCTTTTACTGCGTTCAATAAATGGAAAATTATTTTCCAATTGGGACCGGCTTTTAATAACACTTCAAATGCTATTGTCAATTGCTTCAATTGTCTGTAAGATAAATGTGAAAGTTTAGAAAAGTATTTTTTGTTTGCCATAATGTTTGCCTTTCGGTTTGCCTATTTGAAATTTATTTAATGATTTTTTTGTGAGAATTAACCTATCACAAAACTGTACGGAGAACCACCTTCTTGGTAGTTGTTGATTTCTTGATCAAGTCGTTCCATATCACTATTACCATCATTCTTAAGTGCATCACCATTTAGTGTGGTGCCACCCTGTGGGCCTGCTATAGTGTTGAACTTGCCCCTCGCCTCGCCTAACATAACTTTACAGACTGCCAGCGTGTAATCTCTAATCCATGGTTTTGAGTAAATGTCTTTAAACAATGTTATGTCTGGTCTAAAGTTGTCTGTATGTAGTACAACTGTTTCTGAATCTGCTCTAGGACGTTGTGTAATTGTTAATGTTTTTGTGGCAACGTCATAATGAAACTGTATAAAACTTCCAAACATTTTTCCTACTAATTCTTGATAACTTGCGAAAGCATAGTATGTTGCTAAACCTCCCGTTGCTCCTGCCCTCAGTAGATAGGTGTTGGTATATGCCAAATTGAAAGGTTCAAACAATGTACCTCCCTGACCGCCTTCTGTCCTTGATCCCACTGTTCTCCTGCCTACTTGCCTCACATTAATGATCTCATCCGGCAGGATGTATTTGTTTTGGTTCTGCTTCAATTCGAGAAACGCATAAGATTCTTCAACAGCGTTTGAACTACGTTGTCTATATCTCTGTAATGCTCTTTCCAGGGCTGTTTCGTAGTGTTTTGGGTCCAGTTCCACATCGATCATGCCTTCACCGAGGTTGTTCTTCACGTAATCGAATATTTCTTGCTGACCGGTTTGTAACTCTGACATGTACATATTTACCGTTGAGCACAATACTATAAATATGTGTGAGATGCCTAGACTGTCACTTTACAAGCCTGAAAAAGGCAATGATTACAAATTTTTTGACCGAAACATCACAGAGATGTTTACAGTCGGTGGTACCGACGTTTATCTTCACAAATATCTTGGTCCTTATAATCAAGGAGAAGATAACAAGGACGGTCCTGCCAGTCCCACACAGCCAAATTACACAGGTGACAGCCTAAACGAGAGAACCATACAGGATTTGCTTTTTTTGGAAAACAGAGATAGAAAGTATTCCGCTGATGTCTATATCATAAGAGGAATATACAATGTACAAGACATAGATTTTAATTTATCGCAGTTTGGAATGTTTTTACAAAATGATACTGTGTTTCTCACGGTGCCTTTGAATGACACCGTAGAAAGAATTGGAAGGAAAATTATGTCCGGTGATGTGATTGAATTACCACATATGAAAGATGACTTCAGCCTGGATGAAAACATACCCATAGCATTGAAAAGATTTTACGTGGTAGAGGACGTGAACAGAGCGGCCGAGGGATTCTCTCAAACATGGTGGCCACATTTGTTGAGACTGAAACTGAAATCAATAGTTGATTCACAAGAATACAAAGATATACTTGATAAGGAAGTTGGCAATACTGGAAACACCTTATCATCATACATGAGCACTTATAATAGAGAAAAGGAAATCAACACACAAATAGTATCTCAGGCGGAGGCGGATGCTCCAAAGTCTGGCTTTAATTACAAGCAATATTACGTTACTCCTATAGATGAGAGAGGAAACGTTAGAACAGATACCAGCAACAGTGACGAATCTATAGCCTCAGACAAACCTATCAATGCTGTGATCGATACACCAGCATCCAGCCATTATGGATTTTACCTCGACGGGGACGGCGTCCCACCAAACGGTTATGTGGCAGGCCATGGTACAAGTTTCCCTTCAAGCGACGTTAACAAAGGTGATTATTTTTTGAGAACAGATTATCTTCCTAATAGATTGTTCCGTTTTGATGGAACACGTTGGATCAAAGTTGAAGATGCGGTGAGATTGACAACGACAAATAATGACTCTCGATCAAATTACAAAACATCGTTTATCAATAATACATCTAGTTCAACTATCAACGGATTGACTGTTGAACAACGTCAGGCTCTAACCGATGCTCTTAAACCAAAGGCAGATGATTAATGTTACATTTTTACGAAGGACAAATTAGGAAATTTCTCACCCAGTTTATACGGGTATTA